ATGGCACAGCAGCCGCCGGTGCACGGCGCCGCCTTCACACCGCTCGACCTCAAATCGGTCGGCGAGGACGGTGCCTTCGAGGGCTATGCCAGCCTGTTCGACCGCGAGGACCTCGGCAACGACGTGATCCTGCCGGGCGCGTTCGCGGCGAGTCTCGCCGAGCGCGGCCCCGCGGGCATCAAGATGCTGTTCCAGCACGATCTCAAGGAGCCGATCGGCGTCTGGAACCTGCTGCGGGAAGACCGCCGCGGCCTCTATGCCGAGGGCCGACTGATGACGGAGGTCGCGCGCGCCCGCGAGGTGCTGGCGTTGATGCGGGCCGGGGCGCTCGATGGTCTTTCGATCGGCTTCAAGGCGGTCACCGCGTTGCGCGACGCCCGCAGCGGCGTGCGGCGCCTGGCGCAGGTGGACCTTTGGGAGATCTCCGTCGTCACCTTTCCGATGTGCCCGGATGCGCGCATCACCAGCGTGAAGCGCGATCCGTTCGCGGGCCGCACGCCGACGGAACGGGAATTCGAACGCTGGCTCACGCGGGAAGCTGGGCTGAAGCGTTCGGAGGCGCGCGCGATCCTGCGCGACGGCCTCAAGGGGCTCGGGCGCCGGCGGGATGCGGCACGGCTCCTCGGTGACGTGGATGCGGCGCTTGCGGAGCAGATCCGCCGCGCCGCCCGCGTCTTCATCAGGCAGTGACGAACCAACCTGCAGCACACGGGATACGCATGCATCACAAGCAACGACTGGAGACGAAGTCGGCCGACGACGTGGGTGCCGCCTTCGAGCAGTTCATGCGCGGGTTCGAGGCCTTCAAGGCCGAGAACGACGGGCGTCTCGCCGAGATCGAGCGGCGCGGCGCCGCCGATCCGCTGACCACGGACAAGCTCGCCCGCATCGAGCGCACGCTCGACGACCTCTCCGCCAAGGCGCTGCGCCCGCCGCTCGGCGGCCTCGATCCGCGTCGCGCCGGCGCCGGCCTGCAGCACAAGGCCGCGTTCGAGAGCTACGTCCGCAAGGGGGATGCCGGCCGTCTGCGGGAGCTGGAGGCCAAGGCGCTGTCGGCGGGCTCCGACCCCGACGGCGGCTATCTGGTGCCGGAGGAGACGGAGGCGGCCGTCAACCGCGCGCTGCGCGACGTGTCGCCGATCCGCGCCATCGCCGCCGTGCGGCAGGTGTCGGGCTCGGTCTACAAGAAGCCGTTCTCGATCGCGGGCGTCGGCAGCGGCTGGGTCGGCGAGACGGCGGCGCGGCCGCAGACCGCCTCGCCCACGCTCGCCGAGCTGTCGTTCCCGACCATGGAGCTCTACGCCATGCCGGCGGCGACGCCGAGCCTGCTCGACGACGCGGCCATCAACATCGACGAGTGGCTGGCCGAGGAGGTGCGGATCGCCTTTGCCGAGCAGGAGGGCACCGCCTTCGTGACCGGCGACGGCGTCAACAAGCCGAAGGGCTTCCTCGCCTATCCGACGGCGGCGAACGCGTCCTGGAGCTGGGGCAACCTCGGCTTCATCAAGAGCGGCGCCGCGGGCGCCTTCCCCGCGACCAACCCCGGCGACAAGCTGATCGACCTGATCTACGCGCTGCCGTCGGGGTATCGCGCCAACGCCCACTTCGTGATGAACCGCACGACGCAGGCGATGGTGCGCAAGCTGAAGGACGCCGACGGCACGTACCTGTGGCAGCCGGCCGGCCGGCCGGGCGAGGCTTCGACGCTGATGGGCTTCCCCGTCGCCGAGAGCGCCGACATGCCGGATCCGGCGGTCGACAGCCTTTCGATCGCGTTCGGCGATTTCCGCCGCGGCTACCTGATCGTCGATCGCGTCGGCATCCGTGTGCTGCGCGATCCGTTCTCCTCCAAGCCCTACGTGCTGTTCTACACGACCAAGCGGGTCGGCGGCGGCGTGCAGGATTTCGAGGCCATCAAGCTGCTGAAACTCGCAGCCTGACGACGCCCGGTCAGGCGCCGTGCGCATAGTCCGCGGGTCCCCTCCCGCCCGCGGACCGCGGCGGGGCTGGTGCGCATCGCGCGCTGCCGCCCCGCCGCCCCTGCTGCTGCAATCCGAGAGAGATCGCCCATGCCCCTCACCATGCTGAGCGGGCCCGCGCTCGAGCCAGTGTCCCTGGCCGAGGCGAAGGCCCTGTTGCGCGTCGACGGCAACGCCGAGGATCCGCTGATCCAGAGCCTGATCATCACCTCGCGGCTGCACATCGAGGCGGCGCTCGGCCTCGCACTGCTGACGCAGCGCTGGCGGCTCACGCTCGACGCCTGGCCGGCCGGCGACGCGCTCGACCTGCCGTTGCGCCCGGTGCAGAGCATCGAGGCGGTGCGCGTTTCCGCGGGCGACGGCTCCCTGTCGCTCGTGCCGGCGACGGACTTCGGTCTCGATCCGGCAGGCGCGGCGCCGCGGCTCGTCCGAGTCGGCACGGCGTGGCCGGCACCGCAGCGCCGCCGCAGCGGCATCGAGATCGACCTGGTGGCAGGCTACGGAGCGGGCGTGGCGCAGGTGCCCCAGCCGATCCGGCATGCGCTGCTGCTGCTCGTCGCGCACTGGTACGAGCACCGCGACCCGATCGAGATCGGCGCCGAGAAGACGCGCGTTCCCGAGGCGGTGAGCGCGCTGCTCGAGCCCTACCGGGTGAAGCGGCTATGACCCGCGTCGACATCGGCAGGATGGATCGCCGCTTCGTCATCGAGCGCGTTGGCAGGAGCGCGGACGGCGGGGGCGGCGCGGTGGAGACCTGGACCGGGATCGGGGTCGCCTGGGCGGCCGTGCAGACGCCCGGCGGCGCGGAGGCTCTGCAGGCGGATGGTCTCGCAGGCCGCCTGCGTCACGAGGTCATCATCCGCTGGCGGGGCGACGTGACGCCGGCCATGCGGTTGCGCGAGGGCGCGCGCATTCTCGATATCCGGGCCGCGTTCGATCCGGACGGGCGCAGGCGCTGGCTCAAGTGCATCTGCGAGGAGCGCATCGCATGAGGATCACGGTGCGGGTCGAGGGTCTCGATCGCCGGCCGTTCGCGCCGGCCGCGGCCCGGGTGGCCGCACGGCGGCTCGCCGAGCGCGGCGGACGAGCCGATGGCGGAGCAGGAGCGCGTTCGAGCCGCGACGGCGCCGGGGAGGATGCCGGGCCGTCAGTCGGCATCTCAAACCTGTCGACAACCCAAACGAGGAAGAGAGGCGAATGATGGCCAGCGCAGCTTGGGCTTTGCAGAAATCCGTGTTCTCGGCGGTGGCGGCCGACGGCGGCGTGACGGCGCTGCTCGGGGGCGCGCGGCTCTACGACGACGTGCCGCCCGGAGCGGCCTATCCGTACGTGACCTTCGGGCAGTCGAGCGTGCGCGACTGGAGCGCGGGCGATGCGGACGGGCACGAGCACATCTTCACGCTGCACGTCTGGTCGCAGGCCGCCGGCCGCAAGCAGGCGCACGAGATCATGGGTGCGCTGAAGGCCGCCCTGCACGACCGTCCGCTCGCGCTCGAAGGGCACAGCCTCGTCAATCTGCGCCACGAGTTCTCCGAGGCCCGGCGCGATCACGACGGCGAGACCTACCACGGCATCGTCCGCTATCGCGCGGTGACGGAGCCGGCGGCGTAGCGAGGAAACCCGCAGCGAACGGATCTGAAGCAGGGCAGCCGCTACGGCGCACAGCAACTGGAAGGCAGCAATGGCCGCACAAAAAGGCAAGGACCTCCTCCTCAAGATCGACGGCGACGGCACCGGCGCGTTCGTCACGGTGGCGGGGCTGCGCTCGCGCACGCTCGCGTTCAACGCCGAGACGGTCGACATCACGCACGCGGAATCGGCGGGCCGCTGGCGCGAGCTGCTCGGCGGCGCCGGCGCGCGCAATGCCCGCATCACCGGCGCCGGCATCTTCAAGGACACCGCCTCCGACGAGAGCGTCCGCGCCGCGTTCTTCGCAGGCGCCATCCGCGCCTGGCAGGTCGTGATCCCGGACTTCGGCATCGTGGCGGGACCCTTCCAGATCACCTCGCTCGACATCTCCGGCAAGCACGACGGCGAGGTGGCATTCGAGCTGGCGCTCGAGTCGGCCGGCGAGCTGACGTTCACGGCTATTTGAGGAGTGCCCCCATGGCCAATGCACGCCGCGGCGAGATCGACGCCGTGCTCGACGGCAAGCCGCACCGCCTCTGCCTGACGCTCGGCGCCCTTGCCGAGCTCGAGAGCGCGTTCGGCGCAGACGACATGCTGGCGCTGGCGCAGCGGTTCGAGACGGGACGCATCAGCGCCAAGGATGCGATCCGCATCGTCGGCGCGGGCTTGCGCGGCGCGGGCCTGCAGATCACGGACGGCGAGGTCGGGGCAATGCGCGCGGAGGGCGGCATCGCGGGCTTCGTCGGCATCGTCGCGCGGCTGCTGGCCGCGACGTTCGGCAGCCCCGGCGGCGAGGCGGGCGCAACGAGCATCCGGGAGGTCGCCCGCGAGCCCGGCCCTTTCCCTGGGACGAGGTGATGGCGGCGGGCCTCGGGCTGTTGCGCCTGGAGCCGCGCGCGTTCTGGGCGCTGACGCCGCGCGAGCTCGACGCGGCGCTGCGCGGCCTGTTCGGTCCCGAGCGCACCTCCTCGGCGCCGTCGCGCGGCGAGCTTGCCGCGCTGATGCGGCGCTTTCCCGATCCGTCCCGCTCCGCCGAAGAAACGTAGGCGGAGCAGCATGGCAGGAGTGATACCGTGTCCGATGCAACCGAGACCTGGACCGTCGCGATCGACGCCGACACCAGCGCGCTGCAGAGCGAGCTGAGAACGGCCTCCCAGCTCGGACGCCAGTTCTCCAATTCGCTCGTCGCCGCCTTCGAGGGCATCGCCGTCAAGGGCCGCAGCGTCAGCGACGTGCTGAAAGGCATGGCGCTGAGCCTGTCGCAGATGGTGCTGAAGGCCGCGTTCAAGCCGCTGGAGCAGGGCTTCGGGCAGGCGATCGCAGGCATGCTGACGGGTGGCGGCGCGGGCTTCGGCTTCGCCGATGGCGGGGTGTTCCAGCAGGGCATGCCCGTGCCGTTCGCCAAGGGCGGCGTGATCGCGAGCCCGATCGCGTTCCCGCTTGGGCGCGGCCAGACCGGCATCGCCGGCGAGCGCGGCGCCGAAGCGATCATGCCGCTCGCGCGCGGCGCGGACGGGCGGCTCGGCGTCGTAGCGCAGGCGGGCGGCGGTGCTCCGATCACGATTAATATCTCCACCTCCGACGTCGAAAGCTTCCGCCGCTCGGAGACGCAGGTGGCGGCGATGCTGGCGCGCGCCGTGAGCCTCGGCCAGCGCAATCTGTGAGCGAGCACCGATGAGCTTCCACGAGACCAGGTTTCCAACTGCGATCAGCCGCGGCGCGCACGGCGGCCCGGAACGGCGCACCGATGTGGTGGTGCTCGGCTCGGGCTACGAGGAGCGCAACAGCCGCTGGGCGGATTCGCGGCGCAGCTACAACGCGGGCTACGGCGTGCGCTCGCTCGACGATCTGCATGCGGTCATCGCCTTTTTCGAGGAGCGTCGCGGGCGCCTCTACGGCTTCCGCTGGAAGGATCACGCCGACTGGAAGAGTTGCGCGCCCGGTGCCGAGACGAGCGCGCTCGACCAGCCGATCGGCACCGGCGACGGCAGCCGCGCCACGTTCCAGCTCGTCAAGCGCTACGGCAGCCTCTACGCGCCCTGGCAGCGCGAGATCAGGAAGCCCGTGAACGGAGCGGTGAAGCTTGCCGTGGCCGGCGTGGTCCAGGCGGCAAGCTCCTTCGTCGTGGACGCCGCGACCGGCCTCGTCACGTTTGCGCCGGGCAACATCCCGCCCGCGGGCGCCGGCGTCACCGCCGGCTTCGAGTTCGACGTGCCGGTGCGCTTCGACACCGACAAGCTCGAGATCAACCTGCAGGGCTTCGCGCATGGCGCGATCCCGAGCATTCCCGTCGTGGAGATCCGGCTGTGAAGGCGCTCATCCCCGAGCTGCAGGCGCACCTCGACTCGGGCGCGACGACGCTCGCCTGGTGCTGGCGGCTGACGCGGCGCGACGGGGCGCGGCTCGGCTTCACCGACCATGACCGCGACCTCGCCTTCGACGGCACCACGTTCGAGGCCCAGGCCGGGTTCACGGCCTCCGAGATCAAGGACGCGGTCGGCCTCTCGGTCGACAACCTGGAGGTGACGAGCGCGCTCACCTCCGAGCGGCTCGGCGAGAGCGATCTCGCCGCCGGGCTCTACGACGATGCGCGCGTCGAGATCTTCCGGGTGAACTGGCAGCAGCCGGAGCAGCGCGTGCTGATGCGCGCGGGCAGCCTCGGCGAGGTGCGCCGCAGCGGCGGCGCGTTCACCGCCGAGGTGCGCGGACTTGCGCATTATCTGCAGCAGCCCAAGGGCCGGCTGTTCCAGTATTCCTGCGATGCCGATCTCGGCGACGCGCGCTGCGGCATCGATCTGTCAGGCGCCGGCTTCCGGGGGACCGGGACGCTCGCGGCCGTGCACGCGCCGCGCCGCTTCACCGTCGCCGGGCTCGGCGCCTTCTCGGACGATTTCTTCACCCGTGGACTGATGACCATCACCGGCGGGGTTGCGGCGGGGTTCGCCAGCGAGATCAAGGAGCACCGGCGCGAGGCGGGCATCGTCACGCTCGAGCTGTGGCAGCCCGCCGGCGAGATGCCCGCGCCCGGCGATGCATTCACGGTGACGGCCGGCTGCGACAAGCAGCACACGACGTGCCGGGCCAAGTTCGCCAACCAGGTCCGCTTCCGCGGCTTCCCGCACATGCCAGGCAACGACTTCGTCACCGGCTACCGGAAGCGCCGGTAGCGGCCGCGCCGCTCCGTTCTCTGAAAGGCCAGCAATGTCATTTTCGACCCACAGCGGCGAGGACGTGGTCGCGTTTGCGCGCGGCTGGATCGGCACGCCGTACCATCACCAGGCCGCGCAGAAGGGTGTCGGCGCCGACTGCCTCGGCCTCGTGCGCGGCGTCTATCGCGAGCTCTATGGCCGGGACGCCGCCGTGCCGCGGCCCTACAGCCGCGACTGGGCCGAGGCGAGCGGCGTCGAGACCATGCTGGAGGCCGCCCGCGCGCATCTCATCGAACTCGATCCGGCCGAGGCGCGGGCCGGCGACGTGCTGGTGTTCCGCTTGAGATCCGGTGCGGTCGCCAAGCACTCCGGCATCGTCGCTTCCGCGGCGAGCATGATCCACGCCATGGAGGGCGGACCCGCCTGCGAGGTCGCGCTCAACGCCTGGTGGCGCCGCCGCATCGCCGCTGCTTTCTCCTTTCCCGGAACGGTTCGCTGATGGCCACTCTCGCCCTTGCTGCAGCCGGCGCCGCCGCCGGCAGTGCGCTGCTTCCCACCGGCGTCTCGCTGCTCGGCATGACGCTGTCGGGCGCGGCGATCGGCGCGCAGGTCGGCGCGATGGCCGGCAACGTGATCGACCAGTCGCTGTTCGCCTCCTCGGGCCGCCCGCGCGCGGTCGAGGGACCGCGGCTGCGCGAGCTGCAGGTCACGGCGTCGACGGAGGGCGCCCCGATCCCGCGCGTCTACGGCCGTGCCCGCGTCGGCGGGCAGGTCATCTGGGCCACCGACTTCGACGAGGTCGTGGTCCAGACCACGAGCGGCGGCGGGGGCGGCGGCAAGGGGCTCGGCGGCGGCGGCAGCACCGGCGGCGGCGCTGCAACGACGACGACGGAATACCGCTATTTCGCCAATTTCGCGGTTGCTCTGTGCGAAGGCGGGATCAGCGGTGTAGGACGCATCTGGGCCGACGGCACGGAGCTCGATCTGGCGCAGGTCACGCACCGCGTCTACCTCGGCGACGAGACGCAGGAGCCCGACAGCCTGATCGTGTCGCGGCTCGGCGCGGAGCAGGCTCCCGCCTACCGCGGCGTGGCCTACGTGGTGTTCGAGCGGCTCGCGATCGGCCAGTTCGGCAACCGGCTGCCGCAGCTCGCCTTCGAGGTGTTCCGCGCGGTCGACGACTTCTCGGGCACCGTGCGCGGGGTGTGCCTGATCCCCGGCTCGGGCGAGTTCGTGTACGCGACCGAGCCCGTGACGCGCCTCGGCGAGGGCGGCGCCTCGATCGCGGAGAACGTCAACACCAGCCAGGGCGGGGCCGATCTCGCCGTCTCGCTCGACCAGCTCGAGGCGACGCTGCCGAACGCGTCAGCCGTCAACCTCATCGTCAGCTGGTTCGGCACGGACCTGCGCGCCGCGCAGTGCCGGATCGAGCCGGGCGTCGAGATCGCCGCGAAGTCGAACCAGCCGGCCAACTGGAGCGTGGCGGGCCTCGCCCGCGCCTCGGCGCGCGTCGTCAGCCGGCTGGACGGGCGTCCCGCCTACGGAGGAACGCCCTCCGACGACACCGTGGTCGGTGCGATCCGTGAGCTGAGGGCGCGCGCCAAGGCCGTCGTGCTGACGCCGTTCATCCTGATGGACGTGCCGCCAGGTAACGCGCTGCCCGATCCCTGGAGCGGTGAGGATGCGCAGCCGGCCTATCCCTGGCGCGGCCGCATCACCTGCGATCCCGCGCCCGGCCGCGCCGGCACGCCCGACAAGACCGTCGCGGCGGCGGCCCAGGTCGCGGCATTCCTCGGCGCGGCGATGCCGTCCCACTACTCCATCTCAGGGTCGCGGGTGCTCTACTCGGGGCCCACGGAGTGGAGCTATCGCCGTTTCATCCTGCACTATGCTCATCTCGCCAAGGCCGCGGGCGGCGTCGATGCGTTCGTCATCGGCACCGAGCTGCGCGGTCTGACCCACGTGCGCGATGGCGCTGCGAGCTATCCGTTCGTGGCGGCGCTCGTCGCGCTGGCGGCCGAGGTGAAGCTCATCCTCGGGCCGAGCTGCAAGATCACGTATGCGGCGGACTGGGCCGAATACTTCGGCCACCAGCCGCAGGACGGCACAGGCGACGTGCATTTCCATCTCGATCCGCTGTGGGCGTCGGCGTCGATCGATGCGGTCGGGATCGACGTCTACTGGCCGCTCGCCGACTGGCGCGAGGGCGCGGCCCACCGCGACTATGCTGCCGGAACACGCTCCACCTACGACCTCGCCTACCTCAGGTCGAACATCCGCGGCGGCGAGGATTTCGACTGGTACTACGCGAGCGCGGCCGACCGCGACGCGCAAGTCCGCACGCCGATCACGGACGGTCATGGCAAGCCGTGGGTGTTCCGCGCCAAGGACATCCGCGCCTGGTGGGAGAACCAGCATTTCGACCGTCCCGGCGGTGTCGAGGCCGCCGCGCCCACGGCGTGGGTGCCGCAATCCAAGCCGTTCTGGTTCATGGAGGTCGGCTGCCCCGCCATCGACAAGGGCGCCAACCAGCCCAACGTGTTCGTCGACCCGAAGAGCTCGGAGACCGCGCTGCCCTACTACTCGCGCGGCATCCGCGACGACCTGATCCAGCGCCGCTACCTGCAGGCGCTGCACGAGGCGCTCGATCCGGAGCATGCGGGCGCGCTGCCCGGCGCCAACCCGGTGTCGTCGGTCTACGGGGCGACGATGGTCGATCTTGCCCGCGTGTTCGTCTACGCCTGGGATGCGCGGCCCTATCCGGCCTTCCCGCTCAACGAGGCGCTGTGGGGCGATGCGGCGAACTGGCGGCTCGGGCACTGGCTGAACGGCCGCTTTGCCGGCGCGCCGCTCGCCGAGACCGTGGCGCTGATCCTTGACGATCACGGCTTCTCCGAGCACGACGCCGGCACGCTCAACGGCACGATTGCCGGCTACACCATCGATCGCATCATGTCGGCGCGCGATGCCCTGCAGCCGCTGGAGCTCGCCTACTTCTTCGATTCGCTCGAGAGCGAGGGCCGCATCGTCTTCCGTCATCGTGGCGCGCAGCCGCCGGCCGCCACGCTGGCCGAGGGCGAACTCGTCGAGGTGACGAAGGAGGCCGGCCTGGCGACCCTCACCCGTGCGCAGGAGACCGACCTTCCGGCATCGGCCAAGATCACCTACGTGTCGGCCAGCGGCGATTACCGCCAGGCGGTGGCCGAGGCGCGGCGGCTGACGGGATCGAGCGGACGCGTTGCGCAGGCCGAGTTGGCAATCGCGCTCGAGCCGCATCAGGCCGGCGCCATAGCCGAGGCGTGGCTGTTCGAGGCGTGGAGCACGCGCGAGCGGGCCGATTTCACGCTGCCGCCCAGTGCGCTGGCGATCGAGCCGGGCGACATCGTCGACCTTGCCGTCGGCGGCCGCAGCCGCCTCGTGCGCGTGACCGAGATCGGCGACAGCGGCGCGCGGGCATGCCGGGCGCTGAGCATCGATCCCGAGATCTACGGCGGCGCGCGCGTCGCCGACCGGATCGCGGCGCCGGCGACGCCCGGGTTCGTCGGCCAGCCCGTGGTGGCGTTCCTCGACCTCCCCCTGCTGCGCGGCGACGAGCCGGCGGACTGCGGCTACGTCGCGGCGCAACAGTCCCCCTGGCCGGGCGGGGTGGCGTTCTATCGCTCGCCCGAGCAGGCGGGGTTCGTGCTGAAGGCGATCGCCGCCGCCCCCGCGGTCATGGGCGACACTCTCGATCCGCTGCCGTCGGGTCCCGTCGGCCGGCTCGATCGCGCGGCGCGGCCTCGGATCAAGCTCTACGGCGGAGCGCTCTCCTCGGTGACACGATTGCAGATGCTGGCGGGTGCCAACGTCGCTGCCGTCCGGAATCCGGGCGGGGCGTGGGAGGTGCTGCAATTCGAGACTGCGACGCTGATCGGGCCACTCACCTATGAGCTATCCGGCTTCCTGCGCGGCCAGGCAGGAACGGAAGGAGCGATGCCTCCGGTGCTCGCGGCCGGCGCGCGGTTCGTGCTGCTGGATGGGGCGATCGCGCGCATCGACCTCACGCCCGACGAGGTGCGCCTGCCCTTCAACTGGAAGGTCGGCGCCTCCTCGCGCGACATCGGGGATCCGGCGTACGTCAGCCTGACCCACGCCGTCGCCGGGACTGGCGCGCGGCCGCTGTCGCCGGTGCACGTGCGGGGCAGGAGGACGGACGGGGATCTCGCGATCACCTGGGTCCGCCGGACACGGATCGGCGGCGACAGCTGGGAGACGGCCGAGGTCCCACTGGCGGAGCAGTCCGAAGCCTACGAGGTCGACATTCTCGACGGCGCGAGCGTCGTGCGCACGCTGACGGCGACGGCGCCCGGCGCCGCTTACACGTCGGCCCAGCAGACCGAGGATTTCGGAGCGCCGCAGGCGTCGGTGGCGGTGCGCGTCTACCAGCTCGGCGCGGCCTACGGGCGCGGCGCAGCGGCAGACGCCGTTCTCTGAGCACGTTGTTCACAGGAGCCCCGATATGGACCAGCCGCGATGGCTCGAAATCGCATGGGCCGAGCGCGGCCAGCGCGAGATCGCCGGCAAGGCCGACAATGCGCGCATCCTCGCCTATTACCGAGACGCGGGTCACCCGGAGGTCGCGCACGATGAGACGGCATGGTGCGCGGCCTTCGTCGGGGCCTGTCTCGTGCGCGCCGGTGAGAGAGGCACGGGCTCGCTGATGGCGCGCTCATATCTCGGCTGGGGCGAGCGGCTCGATGCGCCCCGCGTCGGCGCCGTCGGCGTGCTGCCGCGCGGCGATGATCCGACCGCGGGGCATGTCGGCTTCGTCGTTGGCGCTCAAGCGGCCGACGTGCTGCTGCTGGCCGGCAATCAGGGGGATGCCGTATCGGTGGCGACCTATCCGAGGACGCGGTTTCTCGGCTTCCGCTGGCCCGCGGCCGCATCGAGCGCCGCGACCGCCGGGGCGCTGGTCGCGTCCGCCGGCTCCGTATTCGACGCGGCGCTCGCCCATGTGCTGAAGATGGAAGGCGGGTGGACGGACGACCCCTACGATCCGGGCGGCCCCACCAACTTCGGCGTCACCCTCGCCGACTACGCCCGTCATCGCGGCATCGACGTGCAGGCGGACAACATCGCGGCTCTCAAGCAGGAGCTGCGCGCGATCTCGGTCGACACCGTCCGCACCATTTACCTGGAGCGCTACTGGACTCCATGCCGCGCCGGGGATCTGCCGGGGGGCCTGGCGCTGATGCACTTCGACGCGGCCGTGAACCAGGGGGTCGGCACTGCGGCGCGCATGCTGCAGCAGGCGGTCGGCGCCGACATCGACGGCGAAATCGGCTCGCTGACGCTGGACGCGGCACGCACGATGCCGGCCGAGCGCGCGCTCGAGGCGTATGCGGACGCGCGTCGCTCCCGCTATCGCGCTCTTCCCCTTTTCTGGCGCTTTGGCCGCGGCTGGCTCGCCCGCGTCGCGGCCACGCTCGCTCGCAGTCGCGCGGTCGCGACCGTGCCCCCCTCCGCTTCCCCACCGATCAAGAAGGATGCTGCCATGACCGACCAAGCCCCGTTGCAGAGCCAGCAGCAGCCCGCCTCCGCGGCCGGGCAGCCCGCCAAGTGGTGGGGTGAATCGCTCACGATATGGGGCGCACTGCTCACCGGCCTGACGACGGTGCTGCCGCTGATCGGGCCGCTGCTCGGGCTCGACATTACTGGCGAGATGGCGCGCCAGCTCGGCGAGGCGGCGGTGCAGGCCGCGCAGGCCGTGGGCGGATTAGCCGGCTTGCTGATGACCATCTACGGACGGACCCGGGCGGCCACCAAGCTGGAGCGCCGCGACGTGAGTGTTCGGATCTGA